AATTATCTATATCACTTGCGATCTGTTGATATGCAAAACTTTTTGACAAGTTTTTAAGTTCAATTTGATCGGGATCCATTTAGTAACTCCTTAAGTAAAGATTTGATTTCGTTAAGTTCACCCTTCACGTTAGCAAGATCTTGCTCTACTGTCTGTAATTTCTGATTCTTTTCAGATTTAACACTTCTAGTAGAGAGGTACTGAGTGTAGTCAAGACCATTCACATTAACAATTGCATTGGTTTTAGGATCTCTTGCGAGATCCTTATTACCTTCTAATTCATAAAAATCCATCACGCTAAAGCAATCACTCTCAAGTCCTTAATTCTAGGAACAAAACACTGGTTTGTTGATGTAAGATTCAACTTAATTCTGTAAGTCTTAAATGCAGGTAATTCATCAATGGTGAAGGTATATTCTCTGTAGTCAAGCAAAGCAGAATCTTGTGCCAAAGTAGTGGACTTGATAATGCGTGAATCAGACTCACCATTATTATTTTGTGGTGCAATTACCTCACCTCTAGTATTAAGGTTGGAATAACCTGGGAATGGTGAGAACGTAGGTTCAATTCCAGGTTCATTTGCTATTGAGTAGAACGCTCTGATATCAGCATCAACATTAACGTGAGCAGCGAGAATAATCTTGAGGGAAGATGCAGAATTTTCAAGTATGATTTCTTTAGAAATATACTGACATGCTGTAGGATCTTCGTCAATACTATCAACTCTAGAGTCGGTTGCATAATCAGTAATCACATTATTCACTCTGTTAGAGGTAAGCACAGCACTTACTCTCTGGGTATCAATGACAGGAGTCAGTTTTGTATCAACTGTATTGAGGAACAGTCTCATATTCATTGACTTAGAACCTGGTTGTGTAGAGAGATTTGCATCTTCATTAATCTTAGATGCAATCATTCTTGGAGAATCAAAGTAATTCTTCTGATTGATAACGATGTCTTCAAATCCAGAGTTCAAATATGGGGTTTCAGTTCCACTAAAACTTCTAGATGTTGTTGTTCTAACTTCACCTGTAATAGTGGTTCCAGGAACCGTCATGTTATGAACGTTTGGTGTCATCAATTCAAATGGCATGTTCTGGGTCGCTCTGACCTTAGTTCCGCCAGTAGACTTGGATTGACCAAGTTGCAACTGAGGGAATCCAACATCAGTGTTTCTAGCTGTTCCTGTAGTTGCACTCATATCAAGTTTGACCTTATAAGAATCAAACGTGAATGGGTCTGCCTCAGTTACATCACCTAAAGCATGAGTTCTATTGATACGATTCAAACTTACTCCACCCATCTCATACTTGAATACTGGAGTTCCTGCAGGATACGTCTTAGGATTATCTCCTCTGACAATGTTTCCGCCGATGGTGTTTCCAGTTACATTAGTGTATTCAATGACTTCATCCCCGATAAGCAGTAAACCGACATTAGTGGTTCCAACTCCAACATTTTCAAAGGTAGCGAATGTTGCTCCAAGTCCAACTGTAATACCGCTGGTGGAATCTGCTGGATATGCTGCAGTAAGAGTGGTTGGTTTGATATCTGGTTTTACACCGGACAGTTTGACACTGTTACCAGTGAAGTACATACCATGGTTTTTATGACTGATGTTCATATGCAGACCATCGTTAATGGTAACGATAGAGGAAATTTGAACATCTCCACCAGGAGCGCCAGGAAGGTCATTATTTAATGTCTGAGCAACTCCAACACTGTTGAAGTAGTTCATCGACTTGCCAGTACCAACAACGAAATTACCCTGAACATTGTCAAGAATAAGTTCGTTTGTAACTCCGATTCCAGTTACAGTGAGTTTGGCATCTCTACCGATAGTAGCAATACCGATGGTAGAAATTCCAAGAACATCTCCTACAGCATAACCAGAACCACCTGTGGTGATGGTTGCACCAGAGGCAACGATAGCACCGTTAAGGACGCTGATTTCTGCAGTTGCACCTCTACCACTACCCGTAAGTGTAACGAGATTGACACCAGCGAACGTATAGGAACCGCTAGCAGGTGTGTAACCAAGACCAGCGTTAGATACCGACAGAGTTCCTGTTACGGAACCAGCGGTGCCTACAAGGTCTCCTGTGGCGTTTGTACCGTCTTGGAAGAAGGTATTACCAATCTCATATCCATTATCAGCAACAGTGGTTCCAAGACCAACTCTAATCTTCTTAGATGCGATAGAGATAGGATCGGGAAGCAACTTAGCAATCTGAGCATTACCCTGTGTAAGTTCAGGATTGTAGAATTCAATACTACCACTTTCAACAAAGTCTCCTCTGTACAAAGTAAACTTAAGGTCTTCCCACTGACTTGGTTCCCATGTGGTATTGTTCTGTGACTTGAACAAAGAACCAAGATAAGGTTGGTTAGAAATGAATGTATCTGTTAACAGATCATTCTCACCAATTCTAGAGATATAAACAGTATACTTGGTAGAGTTAGACGCTAAACAAATTGCATATTCCTTACCACCCTCAACATAAACAGGTGATTTGAACTGAACGTTTGTAGCGACAGAACCATCAGAGGAGGTGGTGATATCAGATGGATCTAAAACAATCTCAGAACCAGGCAGAACCTTAGTTGTGGGGAGACCATTATCCATAGATCTCAGTTGGAATACAACAGGAGTATCTCCGTCGTCAACTGTTCTGAAGAACACATCACAACTGGTAAGGAAACAACCTGTCTCATCTTCAACTAAGAAGGACTGAGCAAGTGGGTCATACCAGGTGATAATGGTTTGAGTTCTCTGAGATTCGCTAAGAACGTTACTATTAACTAGTTCAGTGCCAAGAGTCTGCTCAACGTTTCTATCCTGGAATTCTCTCTTCTGCTCGACTCTAGCATTTCTAATTGAGAGAATATTTTCCTGAAGAACTTCCAGGGTTCCCGAAGAAGTGAAGTTCTCTTCAGCAATAGTGGAAGCAAGATCTTGATTGTTATCTTGATCATTCAGGAGCGTAAACGTCTTAGTTCCAGTTTCAAATTTGGGGAAGTTAACATTATTAGGATCAGGAATAAACAGACTTCCGATAACTGTAGCGGAAATGTCAGAGATAAGTCTTACATCATCCAGAGTTGCTTGTGCTCCACTTGTCTTTCCAACAAAAGTCATTCCAGTTTGAACAAATCCAAAGAAATCTCCTTGTGCTTGTTCAGAGAGAGAAAGAGTGTCAACATTCAGAATATCTGAAGTTGAAGAATATGCATTAGCAAGAGGGCGAGTAGTGTAAGGATTTTCACGGAAAGTTTTCGTTGGACTATTATATGCACCCTCTCGGTGATTAATCTGTGCAACTCTAAATGTGATGCTAGGAGAGGTCTCATTAGACTCTTCAGCGAGACCAGTTCTAATCATCTTACCTTCTACAGTCTCTCCGACTTGGAAGGTTCCACTAGTCATGGAAATTTCAAGAAGTTTAGGTACACAATACTTCGTGACATCCACTCCATCGAAGAATGCATACAATCTTGTGAGTGGTTTCATCTTCTTAGAAACGAATTCAACGTTTCTAGATCTCATCGTTGCAATCAAATCTCTGCTGACAGTTCTGTCTCCAAGAGAATTATTATCAAACTCTTCAGTGACAATAGTTCTAGTTCCATTTCTAGACTGAACACCAGACTGAACTCTGCTTACAAATGTCTCTTCGACTGTTCTATCAGTAACAGTTCTGGTTTCTCTTCTAGTTCTAGATCTTCCGCCAGGTCCTTGACGATGAATTTCTCCTGGTCCACCAGAAATAGTTCTGGTTCTAGTGGTGGTTTCTTCTGTAACTCCACCCCAGTTAGTTTCCCAAGAATCCCAGAGAATAGGACCAAATCCAGTTTGAGGATCAATCTCACCATTTTCAACCATGGTGTTGAAGGTCTCAGTGTAATTACCCTCTTGCTGAATAATCTTCGCTTCTAAACGTGTTGTATCAACCCAGTTGTCGGTAGCTGGAGTCAACTCCATAGTACCGTTCCAGAAACTAATCAGGAAAGGAGTGACACTTTCAGTTCTAGTTGCAAATGCTTGCTTGATGTATTCAACCTCGGCATAGTCAAGAGTTACAATATCATCATTTTTTCTGACGTTATTGCCTTCGATAGGTGCAACACTAGAATCTAAAGTTGTATCTCTATCAACGACAGGACCAAGAATCATATCAACTGAATTGGTATAATGTCTTGGTCTCAATTCACCATACTTTCTATCAATAGAGTTCTTGATATCAGCACTATCTTCTTGAGTTTGGAATCCAGAGAAGTTATCAACAAAGAAACCAGACTTAAATCTGTTCAAACCTTCAGAGTCAGCAATAAACAGGTTTGCAGTTTCTTTCTCTAGTAAGGAGAGAGTTGTGTAGTACTCAAGAGACTTGATTCTATCCTCAAGTTTCTTGATATCCTGCATACGGAATCTCTTATGCTGGTTAAATGCTAATTTAACATCTCCAACATTATAGAGGTATGGTGGCAGTTCATAACTACAAATTTCAATCGCATCGTCTACAGGGTTAGGTTGTACAGGATTGTCGGAGGGAGTTCCATAAACAACTTGGAATCTTCCATCTTTAGAAAGGAACAGTCTATCAATTCTACCCAGGTAGTAGTCAACATCAGCAATAATGTTCTCGTCAGACGCCAAGATGTTATTTACAGACTGACCAGAGGCGTTAAACGTTCTGCCAGCAAACTCAAGAGGAGATCTAGCACCCTCGGTAACAGTATATTCAGAAACTCTTGGTCTCAAATCAATGATGTCAGTATTTCTGTAATTATCAACAGTCTTGATTTCTGTAGAGTAATCAAAATTCTTATAAGATTCTACCGTTACGATATCGCCATTATCAGTTGAATCAAACGAGGCAGATGTAAAATAGATTTTTAACTGTTTTACAGGTGCGCTACTCTTGATTTTTCTTCTGACGCTTCCATAAGAATATAGGGTTTCCTCTTGACCAGTTCTAAACGTATAGTTTGAGGATACATTAAAACTTGGTGTTGTTAAGACAGAGACTCTGGCAGTGCTGCCAGATTCATCAAAGTCGAGAGTTTCACCTTCTAAAAATACAGATTCGTTCTTATAAACAAAGGAGATAGTAGATGCGTCTACAATCTCAGCGATAATTGCTACAGCACCACTAGTTTGACCTGTAATTCTTTCTCCAATTAGTAAATCGGAAGTGGTCGTGGATGGACTGATAATATTAAGAAGAGATACCTTAGGAGCACTTGCAGTCGAGGTATCTGCAGATTCGTAGATTCCCTGAATCGTGATGATATCTGGGACGTTGAGAGAGATAATCTCATCTTCAACTCTAGTTCCATATGGATAGTTTCCATAAGTCAGTCCATTATTAAGAGTAGTTGTTCCAATACCAGAACCCTCAAGTCTAGATTTATCGACGATAATAGACTTTACTCTATTTTTAATTTTTACCTTTGAGGTTGCATTTACCTTTCTCAAGGTAGCAGTCAGAGTTGCCCCAGTATTGTCAGTTCCAAGATTTCTAATCTGAAGTGACTTTGCATCTGCAGAGATTTCAAATCTATCGGCAGTCAGTTCCTCTGTAACACCATCAGACCTGATAAGAGTATATCTCTCATCATCGAAGGGAAGGAATGTTTCATTGGTGCCTGCTGCTGCAGCAACAGAAAGTTGGTTGCTAGCAATATCTACGCTGAAAGTCTTTCTAATGGTAAACGTAGTTTCAGCAAGATCGACTGCTGCTACGTTTGGTTTTGGTAGTGGAGTAAATAAAGTACTGTCCGAAGATGGAGCAAGTTCAGTAGTAAGAACTTCCAAGTCGGTAACACTCAGCGTAGACGCTGGCAAGAATCCACTTGCGATACCAGAAACAGTAGCAACACCTTCAATGGTTACATTTGAAGTTCCTACGTTAGTGACTCTAGCAACAATAGGATCTACGGTAAGTCCTGCTGTTGTATCAGTGTATCTTACTAAATCGTTTTCTTTAACAACGGTTCCTGGGAACAGATTATTACCAGTTGTAATCGTGCTTACTCCACCAGACTTAGGACTGATGGTAGCAATACCAACAACAAATTTGTTAGACTGAAGAACGTTAGCACTAAAAGTGTTTACTCCAGTAATACCGTCTGCTAAATCTAAGGTGTTAGAAGTAGCATATACAGATTTCACATTGGAAATTTTGTTCTCGGTTACGGCAATTGCAATTCTTCCATTCTCAAGTCCATTGAACGAGAGTTTTTCGTTTACTACGAATGTGCCTTTGCTGTCATAAACGGTAACAGCGGTTCCTGCGCTTACTGGATATCTTACAAATCCAGTTGCACCACTAGAGTTACCCTTAACGAAAGTAGGAACAGTGAGAGTATGTGCTTGATTCAGTGCAATTTCAGTGGTGGTCTGTACGTCATACAGAGCGAGGTCCCACTGATTTGTATTTGCATTGGTAGCACTATAAGTTCCAGACTCTAATCTAAAGTCATATACTCTTGCAAGACCAATTTCTTTTCCAGGTGCAGTTTCAGAATTGACACCAACTCTTTGATCTCGTAAACTTACAACAAAAGTATTACCAACTCCAACCGTAGGTGTTCTATAAACGCTGTTCAGTTTAAAGGTTGGACCTGTGTTGTAAGTAAAACCTTGGTTTTCAATAGTTTTTGTAGTTCTTGGTTTGTCTACATCAATGAAAGTCGTGTTAAGAGTTTCGCACTCATATCCTTTTACATATGCCTTTCCAGGAGAAACTCTGAGCAGAGCGAGATTATCGGTAGGAGTTTGTCCACCAGGAGTAAATTGTCCATCATTAAAGACACCATTATTGCCTACAAGATCGTTTAACGAATCTACAACAGATACATCAAAAGGTCTCACATAGTAATGTCCAGATTCATCAAAGGTTCTTCTTGCCAGAATATCTGTCCAGTCCTTATTACGATATCCTCCAGGTCCAGTGGATAGAGAAGCAGTTTGAAGAACACCGTTAATTACAGTTGCAAGTAAGATGAAGTTGTCATCAGCAAAATCATCTAAAGGTTTTTTGAATAAACTTAAACTGATAGAAAGTCTATCCGCACCAGGAGCAGCGTAATTATTGAATCCTTGAGAATTATCGTTTAACGTTTCATCTAAGTCTGCTGTGACAATCTCTTCATTAACAAAGAAACCAATTCTATAACTTGGAGTATTGCTGTACTGGTCAAGAATTAAAGTCTCTCTATCTACATTGACAAAATTACCTCTAACAAAGTAGACGCCATTATCTACGGAGAATGCTGAACCAGTAGCAGCAGCGTTAGATGCGATTGTGCTGGCAAAAGCAGAACCAACTGGAATATTTGTATTACCAAGCAGTCCAGAAATAATAACCTCATTACAGGTTAAATTTTCTGCATCGAAAAATGTTTGTGTTTGATTATTAGTTGTACTAGAACCAAGATAGTTAATATAGAGAGAAATATTGCCGTTTTCAGAATCTTCTGGTAAGACGACACTATCGACGACAGCAGTTACACCAGATCTAACACCTGTAATTGTCGTTCCAATTAATTGATCAGCGTAAGCAGCTACAGGAACCCCTTGAAAGTTATTGTCTAACTGGATTGCATAATACAACCTTGTATAGGAAGTATTTCCAGGAATAACCTTTGCACCTTCTTTAAAGAAGTGCTGACCAAACTTCTCAATCTGATTTTGCAGTATAGACTGTAGGGATGTTAATTCCCTTGCCTGAACAGGATAACCAGGTTTGAATAATACCTTGTGGTAATCGTTAGCGGGATCAAAGTCGTCAAAGTAGGGCGCTACGTTTAGATTCGTCTGCTGTGGCATAATTCTTTAGAACTGCAAAATAACTTTTATGTCTTCCTTTTGGTTCGACGATCTGGTGATAGATGGTCTGTTGTCAACGTAGATAATATTTCCAGAGTGTTTTTTCACCTCAGGATTGGCAACACCACTCGTAAAACTCTGACCAAGATAGTATGTACGATTATTTATTACGGTTGATATACCTGAGAAGTTAGTATCGATACCTAAATTAGATCCTGAAGATGGAGTAATTGTTAAGTTACCACCTGCTCCTGGTGAAGAGGTAAACTCTGTCAAATCGAATCCATACGTAGGTTGAGTTTGTGCGGTTCCTACAGTATTAAATCCAGCAACACTTCTGTCTTGCCAGAACTTAAGCACTCCTGTTGTCTGGTCATAACTAACAACTCTTCCTACTGCAGTAGACCCAGTAGAAACTGTTTGAGTGAAGTAAGAATCTGCCGTGAATGTAGCGGTGCTATATCCAGTACCGACCAACTTAAGGGCGCTGACTGCAGATGCTTTATCCGAGGACAAAATCGTAGATGATCCAAACTGCTGAGGACTTTCTACAACACCAATTCTCGCAATCTGATTTCCAGTAATGAAATCTGGATTTTCATTATCATTTTCAATTCTTGAATAAAGAAGAACGTTATATGCTCCCAATTCTCTGTAAATGTCTGCACCATGTCCACCCTGGGGAGGAATGATAACATCAAAGGTAGGTCTTGTAGTTCCTGTAGGAACTCCACCAGCAACTAAATCAACGTTTCCATAGGTGTAATCAGAACCTTGACTAGAAACAATTACTTGTCCTACTTGCTGATTTCCATTAATTACAACGGTACACTCTGCTCCAGTTCCATCTCCTCTAATGGGAACTCCAGTATAAGTTGCATTTGCAGTTCCTAAACCAACACCACGATTAGTGATGATTACGGTCTTAATACTCCCATCAACAGCATTATCTCTAACTGCTGCGTTATCAGATGCAGTTGTCCAGTCCGTTGGAACTGGCATGTACTGAGTGGACTCAAACTTAACAACTT